TATATAAAAAACCGAGCAAAGCCATTGCTTTGTTCGGTTTTTTGTTAAAAATAATGAGAACTAAAAAATCCAAACCCAACCTAACGGCTGAATTTGGATTTTGGGTTTTAGTGACGCTATAGGATTTTTCAAAAAAACCCAATAAAATCACGGCAAAGCCGTGTATATCATCAATTCCGAGAGGAATTGCATATCATCAAAGCAGAATGCTTTGTATATCATCATTGCGGAAGTTTTTTTGATACACACCTAAAGGTATGATGATATACACGCTGTCGCGTGATGATATGCCATTGCTTTCGCAATGGATAAAAAATCGACAGGTCGAAACCTGTCGATTTTTGGTCCGAGTAACAGGACTTGAACCTGCGGCCTCTTGACCCCCAGTTAATAAAAAAACCGCATAAATAAGCGGTTTTTAACCTGTTGATGTGAAACTGATGTGAAACAGAACAGTATATTTCCACTACATTCATCATACTTTACATCTATAGGTTCAGACAACTAACCGCCCCTTCCATTAAGGACGGGGCGGTTGTTCTATGTACTTATATTATTTTAATTCGGGTAATCCCTTTACCGAAATAAGCAAAGATATAATTCCGGAAAGCAAAGAAGCTGAAGCCACAAGTTTCCAATCAACTTCTGACATCACAGCCGTAGTACCAATAGTGGCGACTGCCGTCTCCGCCACCGTCTTAATCGCTCTTATACCTGCAGCTTTAATCCATTTAATGATTTTTGTTTTCATAATAATCCTCCTAATCTTTTTGTATATCGTTAATATGTAGTTCATTTATTAAAAATTTTTTAACATCGCCGTTACCACCAAGTTTTAGATATTTAACTCCTGCGGCTATACGTTCGCCTAACGGCATATCATCCCAATATTTATCCATTGCCGCTTTATATTGTGATTTGGTAATTTCGCCGCTCTCATACATTTCAAGTAATTCGGCAGTTTCACTAGGCATAGAAAAAGCAGGTTTTTTTAAACCTGCTTTACTAATTGCATTATTTTGTTCTTGGCTTCCTGTTCGGTTTTGCTCTGTTCGATTATCGGAACTATTGTTTTGGCTAAATCCTCTTTTTCTTCCTCTTTCATATTCTTGAAAAGACTCGAAATTGCGCTTTTTGTTGATGATGAATACTCCTTCTCCAAAAATAGATGTAACATCTTCCCACGATAATAATACTCCTTTTCGCTCATTATCTACAATCTCCTTTTGAATGTCGCTTTGAATTTCAAGTGGTATATCCGAACTCATTCTTATAACCTTTGTAATTTCGGGAGTTTCAATACTCCCCTTAACATACATAACAACACCTATATGGTCAAATGAGAATATAACCGCTTCACCAAATCGTGTAGTCGGGTATTTATCCTTATTATGCTTATAATCAGCATAGCGTGACAACAACGTTTCATATTCGGCAGAACTCAAAACATTGTTTGCTCTCACCCATCCAAAATCATTATACTGCTCTTCGGTGTAGCTGTCAACCTCTTGCAGCGACGGAACAGAAAATCTTATATCTTTCTCATCCTTATTAAATCTATCAGAAAGCGGAACAACTTTTCCGTTATCATCGTAAGTAATCGGAGCCGCACTCTTAAGTTGAGCAGAATCGAAAACTATGTAAGATTTAGTTTGTCTATTTCCTGCACCTTGGTCAAGTTCAATAACAACACCGTCGTACTCACTATTAGTGATAAAGTCGTTTATTAACTTCTTTGCCTCGATACTTGCTTTATCACTTTCGGCCTCCCACTCATCCGCAATGCTATCCTCAATATCGTTAAGCCGTAAATACTCTGAATCCTTATATATTTCTCGGCTATCTGTATCAGGATTTTCTGCACGCCATTTTTTTAAATAACTTCTGCTTTTTGCTATTGCTTCATCATGTTTACTCTGATATTTTTCATCAATTGCAGATACTTTTTTCGCCGCTTCTTTATACTTCGGTACCCTTTCGCTCCAAAATTCCTGCGCTTCGCTCCGATTTGTAAACCTTAGAGGATTTTCCGTCTTAGCAAAAAGTCCCATTTGCTTTTTACCTTTAAGACCAATATCATTATCGCTCGGCTTTAAGAATATTCCTGTCGGCAACTGCCAATCAAATTTACCGGCAACTTGATTTTCGGTATTGAATTCGGTAAACTCCGCTCCCGTTTGGTGATAAAGTCTCTCGGTGTATCCTTTGGATGCGGCAACGTTATCCACCATTTCCTTAAGTTGTTCAGTATCACCATCTTGAATTGCCGCCATATATTCCGCATCAGTGGGTATTGAAAATTTAAGATTTGTTCTTCCAACCTTTTCTTTTGCCGATATAGTTATGTCGTGACCTAAATCAGGAATTATAAACTGTCTATATTTAGGCGAAATTGGAACTCGTTTTCCGGTTTCACGTGCCTCATATTCACCTTTAGTATACCAATAAGCTGTTTCAAGTGTATGTTGTTCACCGGTTCGCTTATCAATTGGCAATTTACCATCTCTTTCAAAACGCATATTCCAATATTCAACACTCGAACCTGGTTCGCGATTTTCCAAACGCTGTAAAACGTGTTGTATTTCATGGGCGATAATACCTTTAACTTCTCTATAAGGACTTTCCCAAGCGTCCCGGGGCATTTTGCCTCCAAGTTCTTTAAGCTTTTTATTAGCTTCTAAAACCTTTTTTGCAGAAATCCTGATAGTATATTTACTGGAATCAAACTCTCCTAATCTATCATCTTTAAAATCACAAATTTCAAAATACATACTTCTTATTATTGGAAATACTTTAAAAAGTTTAGGGTGTTTAATAAAATCTTCAACTTTACCTTTTCTATAAACAGAACCATTGTCATCCGTAGCAGTATCTTTTTTGGCGTTGCCTAACGGAAAGAATTTCATAGAACGGTCTTCAATTTCATAAACCCATTTTCCGCTGGTATCACGCATAATTCCTTTTGAAATCCATATTTCACTACGGATTTCATCAGAAGAATAGTTCATATTCTGCAGTTGCTTTTCCATTCGCTCAGCTTCTTTAATAAGTGAATCATCTTGAACCTTAACAAAGCTGAATTGCAGTTTATTTTTAGAATTATTATTGACAGTAGAAGAAATATTGGTTATACTATTGTTAGAGACATTGTCTGTTGGCGACAAGCCTGAGTTTTTATTAACTCCGCCCGCCGTTTCAGAAATGTCTCTTTTTTCTTCGAAAATAAATTGACTTCCATCTGGCATAAGTAGGCGATGAACTTTATAATAATTCTTGTCTTCTTGCCTTACAACAACCGCCATATTACCCCTTTGGCCGTTTATTTCTACAGGCGCCGCAAAAGTTACAGTATTATAATTCCTGCCCTTGTGTTTAGAATGAACAGCAATTTCTATACCATCACATAATACTTGTGGTACTAAAGCAAAAGCTAGTCTTTCTTCATTTGTTTTCAGGTAAGTTAAACCTTTTTTTATTCTTTTCTTGTCAAGGACAACTTCTCCAAAACCTCTGCGATTAACTTTATAACCTATTTTTTCAAACTGATTTAAAATCCATGTTGCAACCTGTTGCTTACTTTCAAACATTTTGTTTTCATCAAGTGAAGCAACAATATCCATAGAATTCAGTAAATTTGAATTTTCATTTAATTGTTGCTTTATTGAAGTGTCTATGCTCTCATTTATATGTGAAAACTGCAAATCTCCACCGCTTTCGGTTGGAGTTTCTTTTTTTGTATCGACCGCTTCCGAAAGCATATGGTTAAACATATCTTCAAGTCTCGAAATTTCAAAATTTATTTCACGTTCGCCCAATAATTTCTTCTTGATATAAGAAATAAAATCTCTGATATATTCAATTACCGTTCTTCTTTCTTCGTAGCTTAAATTGCTAAGCATATCTTCAAGCATCGTTGTATTATCGGTAAAAATACATTCACCAACAAAGTCCGCTATCATTTCACAATGAAGTTCTTTTCGGTCTTCAGCACTTAACTCTCCGTTTTTATCTAAAGCAAATCCACGTACTTTAGCAATTTTTAGAAGATATGCATCTTCTAAATTATTGGTTTCCCTATATCCCGTTTCTTTTCCAAGCCAATTTTTAAAGGTTTTTGATTTCTTAACTGCCTTAACAAACTTTTCGTACTGCGCCGTACCTTCGCCAAAGTGTGTTAATTCATGCTTTAAAATAAATGAAACCGGATTGTAAACTGTATATCCCATATGTATTGTACCTGTATTTCGGTCATAGTAACCATCCGGGAGAATATCACCTTCGTTAAATTCATAACCATAACTTCGCAATAATTCGGGTGTAATATGTTCAAAAACAACTTTAACACCTATTTTATCAGCAATACGTTTTATAAACGTCTGCTCCTTTGCGGTTGTATGCCGACGTTGGTTATTCCTTTTACTAATAGCCAATATATCGATTTTTGATTTACTGGTATCAAAATCTAAAGAAGTATTAGTATTATCTTCAACACTATCAATAACATTTTGATTTTCCGCTCTCTGCTCTATCAACAAATCAGTATCAGGCGCATCTACCATCTGACTTTCTACTTCAATATTAGAATTTTCATCAACTATTACCGAAGAATTGTGTGTTGAATTAAAAGTTATAGCATTCCGCACAACAGTTTCGGCTTTTTCAAGTAAAGACAGTTGTACGTTCATACCTTTTGCCCAAACTTCACCGTTTTTAATCTCAGTTATAATTTGCTGGGCTTTAGTATTCTTACCGATATCTTCGGCATTGGCAGTTTCGATTTTACTATTTGTAGCAACTTGTGTTAAATAATTTGTAAGCTTCTGTGTGATTTTAAATTCAACACCAAGTTCTTGAGCCCGTTCCTCTACTGCTGTTCCTATAACCGTTGCTTTTTGTTCGGAAATATCAGACATTACTTGAACTGCCAAACCGCCAATTTTAGCGGTGGTCATTTTATCACTTTGCTGTATTTCAGTTGCCAATTTATGTGATTTACTTTTGACGCCCATGGAAAGCGCAGCATTTATAATTTCACTTTCTGACTCATTTGCCGCAATAACTTTTCCTATTGAAGAAGTCTTTTTATAAGACGCAGCCGAACTCATAGATGCAAAGCCAAAACCCATCAGCGCACCACTGGCACCCGCTTCTAAAACTTGTAATCCAAGTTTAGCAGCAGCTTTCTTTTTAGCAACCTCAAGCGAATCACCATTATCAATGAAATCCTGTACCATTATGCTGTAGTTTGAAATACCACCATTCATAGCATAATCATATATGATATTGGCAACTTCAGTTGCGGCTTCTTCAGAAAAGTTAACACCCATAGATTTCACAAGATTTTTTGCACAATCTTTAAAACCGGAAACCACTCCCTCTTTCATAGAGTTTAATTGTCCTATTGAAAATTTTTCAAAGAACCCCTCAAATACGCCAGCGGCAACACCGCCCCAAAAAGCTTGGTAATTATCTCCGCCACGCGAAAGAATATCATTTGTAGTACTACCCGCAGCCGACAAACCTAAAGTAACTGCACCAACCGCTCCCATAGGCGCAACAGCCAACGAATCAAAGGCAGACATTGCCGTATTATAAACAAAATCGAAAGCATCCCATTCGCCAATTTCCCAATCCACTTTTTCTGAAACAGTATTTCTAATAGTTGATACAGCGGTTGAGGATTTATTTGTTTTCATTCTACCTGTAACTAAAAAATCTCCGTAATTAACCACTTGTTCTGCCGCCGAAACCATGGTACCAATTGGCGATAAAACCGAACTCAACACAGGACTCAACACAGGGGATTTTTCGGCCAATAATTTTCCTGTTTCAGCCGCATCCTGATTTAACCGAGCGTCCAAATCCAATTCAATAAATTCTAAAAATTCATTTGCCTTGTTTTTTCCTTCGTTTTCATATAAATAATTATAAATACCGATTTCTCTATCAGTCAAATTATCATATATTTGATATTCTTTGCCACTCCCGCCACGAACCGCTTGCGCTTTTACAGTATTTCTAATACCATTTATATCATTTATGTATTCATACTTCCAATCAATAGAATCATCAAAAGTAAGACCGTACTGTTTTTTCTCAGGATTTGTGCTTTTAACAGTACCATTCGGCAAAGATGAATAATAAAATGTTTTTTCGCGCTTATCTTTTGATTGCACACGACTAATTTTCGGGTTCGAATAAATCCCTGAAGAACTTTTTGATATGTAAGGTTCATTTTTGGGCGGTTCCACGAGTTCGCTTTTTAATGCTAATTTTTCCGATAATGTTAACAGTTGATTATTTTTTTGCTTTTCCTTGGCAATATTTAAAATGTATGTTTCTGATAAAGTTTTTCCACCTAATCTTTCATTAACATTTATATGTTTGTTTTGCGTACTATCGGCATCATAACTCCTTGACGGGATAGTTGTTTCAAGCGCTTGGGGAGTTTTATTATCCTTAAGCTTCTTAACCGCTACCGATTGCATACCTGAAGGGGTAAGTGTACCTTGAGGAAAAGGTGAAAAGCGTTTTATATCATTCTCAAAAATTTTATTCTTTAAATTTTGCTCAGCAACTGTTTTATTGATATTTTCATTATAAGTTATTCCATGTTTTTTATCGAACGCTTCAAATCCTTTTATTTGTTTTGAATTATTTGTTATTCCATGTTTTTTATCAAACTCAGCAAAACCCATATTCTTTTCTCCTTAACCAAGTTTATTATCGCGGTATTTATTATATAGTGTCATATATTCACTTTGGGAAAGATAACCCTTTTCCATATATCCCTTAAGCCGTATTTGCACTTCAGAGTTACTGGTTTTTTTATCCTTTTCTTCTTTAAGCACAGATAATATTTCACTATAAAAAGAACCGCCATTATTTCTTTTATTTTGCTCATATTGAGTTTCACCCTTGTATCCGAGAACGTCTTTTATTGTTTCTTCTATATCGTCGGTTGGTGTCTTACCTAGCAAACTTAAATAACTAAGCACTTTTTGATAAGCACCCTCGCCCTGTCCGTTTTCCTTGAAAATATTTTTAATTTCTTTTGTCTCACTATTAGTCAACTTAAAACTATCAGTTTTAACGCCGCCACCACTTCTCGCAACCTTCGAAGCGGCTTTACTTAATAGTTTATCGTAATATTTTTTATAAGCCGCATATTCAGAATCACTCATACCTGAAGTTTTCAACAACTTTTTAGATGGCGTTGCACCCATTTCCAAATAACTAAGAACCATTTGTTTTGCCTCGGCTTTTTTATTTTCATCATATTGAAGCGCCAAATTATCATAGGTCTTATCTATATTTGCAATTGCGGCAATTCGATTTTGTTTAATTGCATCAATTGTTTGCCGTCTTGAAAAGTTAAGCGAATCTATACCTGCCTGACGTTGCTTGTCAATACTCGCTCTATTATTACCGTATGAAAGTTGTACCGCAGTTTGTTGTGTACGGTTAAGCCCCGAATCACGAAGGCCTAAATTAGCCATACTTTCTGCCACTTGACGTTTATTTATTTCCTTTTGAACTGCATTATCACGGTACTGGTCTTCATACGCTCTGCCTTGTTCAAAAACTTGGGTATCATAATCTTTATTTGTGCTTTCTATTTGTCGGTCAAAAAGCATATTTTCAGCTTTTTTATCCGCTTTTCGCTGCGATGCATAATATTTTCTACCGCTAACCGCCATTATCTCGCACCTCCTGTGGTTATCCTATATTTTATTATCAAACTATCAACCGCTAAACAGCCCTTACATTTTAATTTTAATCCCATCTTTATAACTTGTTTTATACAAGGATAAAGCGCACGACTGGTTATATAAGCGGCAGTATAATTTTGTGTTTCTTTTCCATCGGTGAATACCACCGTTTCATCAATGCCATTTTCGGTTACAATATGTACTAATATTTCTTCACCGCCGTTATTGCCCAACTGAACGTTTATTTGTTCAATATTTTTTCTTATGTGCGGCAAACCGAAATCAAACATTTTTGTTGTAAAAGATGAATATATTTCTTGCTGTGTATCAATTGATTTGTCCACGTTTTCTTTTAAATCAAACCGATAACTGTTAATAAAATATTCTTCACCTTTATTTTCAATATCAACTAAACTTAAAACGTCGCCTATTGTCATCATTTTTTTGCCTTTACCAATTTTCCAACAATACCAAGGAATTCGCACATTTGCATCTTCCGTTTTAGAATGACCGGCAATATAGGTATAGCCATAGCTGTTATAATCCATAAGTAACATATCGTCACCAATAAACAAACAATAATATCCATTCCAGTCACACGCTGTTATTGAACTTGAACTTTTCGGCGCCAACTCTTGTATTTTACGTTTAACCATTTCAGAAACTGTTAAAACACTGCGTTCGTTATATTGGTTATCACTTACCAAACTATATACGTTATTATTGTTGCCTAACCATACAAGCCGATTTCGGCAAAGTTGTATTGTATCGGGATAAGGGCAACCTATATTCGAATTTATTAGCGTTAAAGGGAAATACACACTCGAAGATGCAAAATCAATTACGTTTTGATTTACAAGGTCAGCGGCGGTAATACTTGTGTTTTGAACATACTGTGTAAACCAGGTTTCATTTTCTTTAAAAATTATAAGTTTATCAGACTGTTTACCAAAGCCGGTTACGGCTCCTGTTTCATTTCCAACATAAAAATAAGAATTTTCAGGAAAATAAAGAGGATTATTAAGACCGGACCATATTACAAGGTCGGCATTATTCGCTTTACTGTTTCCACAAAGAAATAATCTCGTTCCCCCGGCAAGTCCCGCCGAACCGCCAAACCACTCGCACTGTGTCATATTAAATATTTTTTCTTTTTCTTTTAATGACCAAATATACGGTGCGGTTATAACAATATCATCTTCTCCAGTTGAAGTAATAGTTGCATTAGCATCTTGCTTATTGCTAATTGTAGCAATAGTATTGTTCTTATCAAAAAAAGTAACACGATTTTTCCAAACCTCTATCCGCAAACCGTCTTCCAAGCAAGTGGTTTCCTTACCAACACCACCGCTTATAGTTACTTGGTGCGTATAAACTTTACCGTTATAATTGAACTCTACTTTGAAAACGTAGCCGTTATACCCTGTAATGTTTTTAAGCACATGATATTGCATTGGATGTTTTTGATTATCTTCAGTAACAATATCGGGGTTGTATGAATTGTAACTCATTTTGTAGTAATTACTTAAAACATTGTATCCCTCAAGCATAACACCGCTTATTTGTTCGGAAGAAATATCAGCCGATTTATGCTTTTTGCATTGCATCATCACCGTAGGAATATACATTTCACTTTCAGTTACTTCTTTCCATTCTTCCAAATCATTTAACGCTATATTGTAACTATATATTTTTCTATTCGTAGTAAAGCAATAAAGTTTATTTGAATATTGACACACAAAATAATTTTGAGCAAATTCTTTTAACGGTTGTATTTGCGATATGGTATTCCCATAGTTCCAAAAGAAAATTATTTTTTCTCCCTGCGCTATCGAGCATAACTGACCTTTTATACCGGTCACCGTGTTATAACAATTATGACAACGTATCTTGTATAGGGGAATTCCATTTTCCTTATCTAACTTTATTTGTGTTTTATTTTGGTATAAACCGGGACGTGTTTTCAAAACACCCTCATGCCACCACATATTTTCACAATCAGTAAGTTGGTTATCTAAAACTTCGCTTAATCCGTCACGCATATTAAGACCGCCGGCCAAATCGGGAAGACTTAATATATGTGACGGTTGTTTGTTTTTTATCGGCAATCTCACTATTTGAAACCTCCTTAATATTCGGGAACAGGTAATATGTCTTTGAATTCTGTAACGCTTGATAACGTTGTCCTTCGGCTTTGGTATTCTGCCGCCCAAAACGCTTGGGCATTATCATCACCTTCACTATTGGCTATATAACTTGCCAAACCGCAGGCAAATACATCTGCCGCCTTATCGGATATTTCAATTTTTTCATTCAAATCATCAATTCGTTGTTTGTTTATACCGCATATACGAGCAATGTCACCGTAAACCATATTTAAAAGAGGTAACGATTTTTGCAATACTCTTTGTGTTAATTGTAAATTACCGTTATTTTCAGCATAACCCAAAAGCCCTAAAGCTCTGTTTAAAATATCATTTCCTGTCATACTTCCATTACCTCCGTTGGTATTTCTTCATCTTCAAGTTCTTCGGGAATTACTTCCGCTCCTAAATTCTCTTGAGGTACAGTTTCCATAGTGGCTTGTTGCTGTGCCAATATCGCCTGTTGCTGCGCCGCCAATTCTTCTCTTGCTTCTCTTAACAACCCTGTTTTATCAGGTATAATACCGTCGGGCAAACGTTCAAGATATTGTATTTTATTGATAATGCCCGCTCCATAAAGACTGTCTAACATCGAGACAGTTGCTGGTATGTTCCAAAGCGGACTTGAACCAACGTCTATTCGTGCAGTAAGAATTAAATTTTTATAACGTTCAGGATGAAAATCAATATAATAGATACCCTCCTGGTCTTCTATTTTCAATTTGCGGTTGCCATATAAATGAATCCAAAAGTCCGCCCATATTCTTGCTACGTCTTCTATAAAATCATAGAAAGAATTTTGATATAACTGCATTGGCTGTAATGATGCTTCTCGCATCTGAATAATTGCACTTGCATTATCAGGACGAAGATTACCAAGCGCCGCATCAGTGGCGCCGTTATCTTTCAATGTGTTATTTGCCAGGTCATTAAGCATATTAAGTAATTGGCCACCAAACGATGGCGGATTCACATGACGTATAGCACCTGCAACATCTTCTGCACTTCCATAAACTTTAACTATCTCACCGGGATTATTTGTGAGTGGTGCTTGAATCGTATCGCCATTTATTACAGTAATTGGCATACCGGTTTTCATAAGTCCCCATATCCCTGCACTCTCTGCACGGTTAAGCGCTATTTGGTTTGGTATTTGATAAGTAATTTCGCTATCGCCGTAAGCTGAACTTTTACGCTTTTGCCAACACATTTTAGCAATCGGATAAAGAGTAAGCCCCGTATCCCAAGGTTTGCGTATATGCACTTTTTCACAGCACTTAACACACATAACCTTATAACTGTCACCGGTTTCGTCCCACTCTTTGTAGAATTTTGTAATAACAGTTACTCTTTTGCTATCGTCGGGCTCTTGTTCTCCACGTATGCCGGCATTTACTTCATAACTATCCGCTCCGTCCGGTTTTATATTTTCAATATCCTCTGCCTTTATTCTGTTGCGACGTGCCTCTCGCCTAACGTCAGCTACGTCTAAACGTTGAGAAATAAGAATATACGGTTGGTTTTGTACGTCGTCATTGTTAGGGTCACCAAAAATAACATTTTCGACCTCTAACACTTCACAAGCAATATCACCTTTTATTTTTGTGGTTTTTTCAGAATCAACGTAAAGTCCGGTATCAATTCGGCTGTCCCAATATGTATAAATAATTCCGGTACCCGAAATATAAGCATTTCTAAGTGCAATTTCTTTTTTAGCATCAAATTTCACACGCTCTGCAGTAGTTTTAAAGTAATCCGAAAGCACCGAAGTTATAACAGATATTTCTGCATCATCGGTTTCTTCGATAAATTCTTCTCCCGCTTTTAATGCTTCTTGATAAAAATTCACATTATCCGCAAGCCCTGAATTATCCGGAACACCATCAGCACTATAATTCACCGCAATAGGCGCCGAAGTTATTGACGACAACTTATAATCTGCTATACGCTTAATGATATTACGGCGAACTAACGGGCGGTCATTGCCGCACTGCGCACCATACCATTGGTCGCCAACATAAAAACGCTCATTTATTTTTGATTGTTCAAAAATACCTTTATCACCTATGCTTGCCTTATATTCGTTTCCTCTTTTATATTCACTAAAAACCGACTTCGGTTCGGTTGTTGTTTTCAAATTCATTATATTTTTCTCCTTTTACTCCTTAATTTCTGCATTTCGCTCCCAAAATAATGTCATTCACTCCTGAAAAAGTGTCATTCGCTCTCTTAAAAGTGCCTTTTACTCCTTAATTTATGTCGTTCACTCCGCCAAAAGTGTCATTCGCTCCAATAGATATGTCATTCACTCCCAGGAAAGTGTCATTCGCTCCCGAAAAAGTGTTATTCACTCCTCCTAAAGTGTCACTCTCTCCATCAGATATGCCTTTCACTCCCAGAAAAGTGTCATTCGCTCCAATTACCCATATATGCGACAATAAAGCCAACCGAAAATTCGATTGGCTTTACTTTAATTATTCTTTTATTGAATTTTTGATTTTTTCAAGCTTCATTTTGTCGAGGTCAGTTTCAACCTTACTTTCAACAAGTTTATACCCTTCCTTTAAGAGTTCATCTCTTTCACGTTCGGTATTTACTTTTTTGTAAACGTTTCCGTATTTATTTTTTAACGTGAACATTTAACTTTTCCTCCTTTAGTTAGAATAAACTGCCTGAATCGACTTTTCTTCACTCTTCTTAACGAAAACATCATAATAAATTCTGTAATCGAATTTATATGCATCGGCATCAAGGTTTTGTTCGGGTGAAAATACACGCATTTTTTCAGTTTTCTTAACCAAATGTGCACCGCTCTTAGGCATAACAATAAGGCGAATAGTTTTAGCTCCTTCAGTAGGAATAAAACCACCTGCTGCTTTATCACCATCTTTCACAAACTCGTATGCACTCTTCATTCTTTCAGGAACAACCGGAATAAGTGCTACACCGTTAATGCTCTTAACCTTAAAGTTCATTTCGCCTTTTTTGAAATCAGAAACAGTGATATGTCTTGAAATTTCAGGTGAATTTTCAAGCGCTGCGTAAAAGTCGCTTTCAACAAACGCAACAAGTTCTTCGTCGTACCCAACAATTTTTCGAACGCCGTTAATTGCGTTTGTAATATGAGCAAGTTCTTTGCCACCCTCATATACTTTGGCATTTTCAGCCGATGTAGAAAATGAAAATAATTTTGAAAGAACATAAGCATCGCATTCAGGCACAACCTTTGTGCGAACGTATTCACCCAAAATTTTACCTGCAAGATTTGCGATACCTGTTTCATCCTCATCTTCTCTATCAATTTGGATAGAGCGTGCACGGTCCATTGCCATTGTGTAAGTTTCCTGATTAATTGTCATTGCGCCTCTTGCAAAACCGCTATCACGGTCATAATCAATGAGACCTGCAAAATCAACGTCACGAATAATAACTGATTTTGCTCCTACGAATTTTGCTCTTAAAACATTGTCTGCAAAAAACGAAGTAACAGACTTTTGAACAAAAGTTTGGTCCAATGCTTCCGAATATTTTGAAGCTGTTAAAATTGTGTTAATAGGCATTTAAAATTTCTCCTTTTTTAATTTTTTCCGAGAATACCGCGAAGGAATGCATCGCCAACAAAGTCGGTAGATTCATCACTCGCCATACTACCGGTAGATTTTTTTGCCGCCGCTTCTTGCGAGGCCTTTGCGGCGGCAATTTTCTTATTTTCATTGTGCATATGTATTAAATATGCGTGAGATAACGAAAGTCCGCCGGCTGCCGCTCTCTTTACCTCTTCAGGTAAATCTTTAAATTCAGTAAGTTCAGGGAAGTCGCCATTTTTCATCTCAACGAACTCATTGGCCAAACGTTCGTTAAGCGACTGCACCTCAGCTTCTGCTGCAGCTTTTCGGTCTGCCTTTGCATTATCAAGTGTTTTTTGTTTGTTGATATTATAAAGTTCCATCATTTTTTCAATGGTTTCTTCATCATCACCAAACTTTTCAATAAGACCTTGACGATAAGTATCATCTTGCTGTTCCTCAAGCCCTTTTAAGAAATCTTTAACCGATTGACCTTTAAGAGTGGCAACACGCTCCAAACTATCATAAGTACTCTGATACCGTATCGTTGCCTAATCTCAGCAACCTGCTCTTCGGTTAATTCAATTTGTTTTCCGTTAAAGATTAAATAATTTTCCATCTTTCCGCTCTCCTTAATTTTATTATTTGACATCCGTCATAATTTGGTTTATAATATATGTAGTTAATATTTCTTTGACCGCTTATTGAGTCCCCACTCGTAAGCGGTCACTTTTTATTTTTCAATACTTTCACCCCTCATAACTTTAATAAATGGCATTTTGGGTATTCGCACCCGTGTACCCATCCTGATTATCGGGAACGGGAACGGATTTTCACCATTTCGAGTACAAACATTAATAGTGTATGGTGTACACCCTAATATAGGTGCTATATCTGTCGGCACTAGCATCTCTTTTGGCAAAACTTCTAATTCTTCCAATGTCATTTTATTCCCTCCTTAAAAATCAAACATCTTATAGAAATATATTGCTCGTTCGCTATCCGAAAGTTTTAATTTACGTCTGGTCAATCGTTCTTGTTCTTCAAAAGTTCTCGTAATAGCTTGCGAAATCTTAAGCCATTCTTCAAAATTAAGTTCTTTCGCTGCGGCAATAACAGCTGCTATCTTTTCCATAATATTCACCTCTTTTCGTTAGTCACCTATTAAGTGACTTTTGTTGCAAAAAAAATTTCTGTTGGGTTCTTAATATTGAGCAAAGAAATCATTTCAGTAATTTCATCACTATCAAAAACGCCCTTTTTCATTTTTGAATAAAAAGTTTTTTCGGTCATCCCAAGCTTTTTAGCCACCGCTCTCTGCGATGTATCGTTTTCAGCGATTATACCCTTCAACAAATCCGTTCTAATCATTTTTTCACCTCCTAAGTCACTTATTAGGTGACTTAATAATATCACAGCATCTGTCACTTGTCAAGTAATTTTTTTCGCACTTTTTCAAAAAAATGTTGCATATTAAGTAATTTTTGTTATAATATTCTTAGAAAGAGGGTTTTTATATGAATATCGGTACTATACTTAAAAACAAAAGATTGAGCTTAGGTTATACATTAGAAGATGTTGCAAAGCTTGTTGGTACAAGCAAACAAACCATTCACAGATATGAAACAGGTGTAATTTCAAACATCCCTTCTGATAAAATCGAAGCTTTAGCTAAAGTTTTGCAAACCACTCCAGCTCATATAATGGGTTGGGAAAATGACCATACACCTTTTACTTACTTTCCCGGTGGACCTGCAAAAAGCACTGTTTTAAAATTAGCTTCTGACCCTCCTTTTAAATATCCTTCTCCCGAAAAAGATACTATTACTTTCCCTGTAATAGGTGAAGTTGCAGCAGGTTATGATTGCATCGCTCTTGAAACATGGGATGGAGAAACGGTAGAAATCCCCACATCATATCTTAAAGGCAGAAAGAAAAACGAATTTTTTGTATTAAAAGTCAAAGGCGACAGTATGTATCCCGAATATCAAGACGGCGACAAAGTTTTAGTTCTTAAACAATCAACACTTAATTATAGCGGTCAAGTTGGTGTTGTATTATATGATAGCGAATTGGCCACTCTTAAAAAAGTGGAATATAAACAAGGTGAGGACTGGATGCGCTTCGTTGCTATTAACCCATCATACCCACCAAAAACAATCGAAAACGAAGATTTAGAACTCTGCCGTGTGCTTGGAATACCAAAGTATTTAATTAGAGAAATTAATAATTAAATTTATATGGAGACTATTATGAAAAATCAACACAAAGGAATTTTCAGCACCATACTCATTCTTGTATATTTTCTTAATGTACTTGCTTTAAGTGAAATAATATCCACCTCCTATGCAAAATGGTATTTCAAATACTTTATTATTGCAATCACAATTCTCGGCGCATTTTTAATATATATTTTCACTACAAAAAAACAATACTACACCATAAACCTATCCGAATACAATATTATTAGCCATAACTATGTATCGAATATAGAATATATCAAAAGTCAAACAGGTTTATTAGAAGAAGATATTATTATAAAGACCATAAGCAACTATAACGAACAGTTGGAACTCAAAGAAAATATCCGTAAATCTTTTCCTAACTTCGAATCATTATATAACCACTTTCAAACTCTTGATATAAAAGATAAACGATTTTTATTGTATCAACTTCCAACTGAATATCACACCAAACTACTAAAAGAACTTATAAAAGATAAGTAACCCTAAATAAAATAAAAATAGAAAGGGTGGTAAATTATGTATTGCAGAAAATGTAAAAAAGAAATTTTAGAAAACTCCGTATACTGTAAAAATTATGGCGACAAGACTATTTATGTTCCAAACTATTCAGTTGCCACACTTTTTAAGGCGGGAATGTGCGACAGATGCTTTCCCGATATGTATTAGTTGAAACGATAATAAAGGAGCTTCCTTATGTCTTTATATAATATTTATGCCTTTTGTTCTACTTTCGAAATTGCTTTATGGATAATTGCTTTTTTAACCTTATTTTTAGTTGTCGGTGTTGTGTGGCAATTGGTGAAGAAAGAAGAACCGACCTTTTTAAGTGACGTTTTTTTAGGTGAAATTAATTTTTTAATAAAAAAAATAATCCTGATAACCGTCAGTTTGCTATTTGCATTTATGTCATTGTTTTCAATCCCCCACTTTGTAACCGCTCTCGGTTGTGAAGATTTAAGGGCAAAACCGTCTGGCACATATTGTTATTACGTCTATGCCACCAACGAAAAAGACAAAACCTACACTTTACCTGCTAATATCGAAAAGATTAACGATAATACGTATTTGGTACACAACGTCTATTTTAAAAATGGTGGTTATTTATATTTCGAAGACTGCGACTATTTCAAATACGATGATACAGAATATGTAATCGACCAAAACGGCAACGGTTGGAACATTGAATTAACATCATATAAAACGTCCAACAGAAAGGTGAAAGAAACCACCGATTTTAAAATTCCTTACATTCTCTATGCATCACTATCGGTTTTCATAATTAATGCATTACTCCATTTATATCATCTAATTAAATATTATAAAACAAATACAATATAAATAAAAACCGCCTTGGTGCTACCAACACCAAAACGAAATCAAATAAGAAAGGACGGCATACTATGCTTTGCAGGAAGTGTAAAAAAGAAATATTAGATAACTCAATATACTGTAATTTTTGCGGAACTAAACAAATAGCTGAACGTCCCTTCAAAAGCCGAGGAAACGGTCAAGGTAGTGTATATAAAGAAAAGAACGGAAAATGGACCGCTGAAATAACTTTAGGTTATGATAAAAAAGAATTACCCGACGGAAAAACAAAACTTCTTCGCAAAAAGACCACAAAAACTGGATTTGCCACTAAAAAAGAAGCATTAGAATATCTACCACAATTAAGGCAAACCGTACCAACCGTTAATCTCAATATAAAATTCAAAGACCATTACGAGAATTGGCTTGCCATTCACGAGAGAAAGGTCACAAACGACACTATAAATTGCTATAAAGCCGCTTTCAAATATTTCTCTTCCTTACACTATGTGGAAATTGCAAAAATCCGCACCGAACATCTACAAAGATGTGTGGATGAGTGCCCTAAAGGAACCCGTACCAAGAAAAACATGAAATCTCTTACCACAGCACTTTGGCGTTATGCAATACAAAACGATATTATCGACCGTAACTATGCAGAATTCATTTATATCCCACCTGAAGAAAAAACCGAAAAAACAGCATTTACATCAGAGCAAATAAATTTAATGTGGCAAAACGTTCATAAAATTCCAAATCTCAAATACGTACTTGTTCTAATATATACAGGTATGCGAATCGGTGAAATGATTAGCGCTTTGACGGAAAAATATAATAAAACAGAAAAATACTTTATTACGGGTTCAAAAACAAAAGCGGGAAAAGACCGTATAATAACAATCTCTCCCCGCATACTTCCCTTTTTTAAAGATTTTGGTAAAAGCGAATATTTATTTTTTGATAATAATAAAAAAGTAACCGAAAAACATTTTAGAAACAATATCTATTATTCCGCTCTCGCAGAAATTGGTTTAGATACCATTTCCGAAGACGGAACTCACCTTTACAACCCACACTGTTGCCGCCACACATTTGCAACCATGATGAAAAATGTTGACGCACCCGCAACCGATAAACAAAAATTAATAGGTCACAGCAAATTCGAAATGACTGCATATTATACCCACACTGATATAGATTCTCTTAAACAAATTACCGATAAATTATAA